GTCAACTTTACCAACTTTTGCCATATTTTCAGCAGCTTGATTTTGTGCTTCCTGTTGTGCCATTGCCTGTTGTGCTTCTGCTCTTGCTTTGCGTACCTTTGCAACCTGTTGACCGGGAACAATTAACGATGGATCAACGCCTAACATATCAGCATAACCATCTGCCCAAGAATCAGCATCAAATTTATCCAATACATCTGGTTTCATTTGAGCAACTAAACCCATACTGTTTACATATCTATCTACACTGTTTGTTCCTATTGCACGTTGCGCTTGCGCCAACATAGATACAAATTCTACGTTTAATTCCATGCCCTGCAATTCTGGTGGGGCAGGTGGTATTAAATCATTTTCTACCATTCTGTCAAAAGTAATATCAATTAATGGATCTAACAACTCATTATGCAATCTTTCTAATACTGGCCCTAACATAAGCAGTTTTTCTTCGTGACGTTCTGCTACTTCTGTCGCTGTCATCCTTGTATCGGTAGCATTTGCCAACATAAGAAACAAATCAGCATAAAAACTTGCATTAATACGCTGCCTTACGTCCTGTATATCTGCTAATAAATGATTTAAATTAAGATTTACGTTAAATGCTGTCTCAATTTTGCCCTGTTGACCATCAACAAACGTAACACCACCGGGCAAACTGTCTACATCCCTGTTTTTCATGTAGCTAGGCACTTGTAATGGTGGCTTTGTTTGGTAATCAATGCCCTGTGCTTTGCGTAATTGCTCGTGTTGTAGCTGTTTTATGTCACCTAGTGCTTCCATTCCCGGTGAATTGCCGTAGATATCGCCACCTGCAACACCCCATCTTGGCACAACTGCTGGAAATTCTTTGTATCCACTTTCTCGTAACACCTGATCGCCATCACCACCTTGCTCAAAATAACAAGATTTGAATGCCATGTTGGTATTATCTTTCTTTTGAAAATCACGTTCCCTATCATCTCTTGGTTCTATAGCGTGTATTACAGTTACATAGCTATCTAGGTTACCCCTGTCGAACAGGTTTTTAACGGACGTTGAACAGTTCTTATATCCAAATTCTCTAACCAGTTCTCCTACTGTTTTTTGAAATTCTCTGTACAAAGTGTTAACTCTGCCCTGATAATCTGTAGCTATTGCGTATTCTCCAATGGTTACAGGGTAATGATGTATAGCAGTTTTAGTATCAGGTAAAATTATTGACCCAGCAGTACCAAATGCACCTAATTCTTCATACATACTATGCAAAGTACGGTATGTATTAGACTTAGTAAACACTAATTGCATACGTTCTGTGACATCATTTAGCCACATCTTGACAGGTGCATATTTATTTAGTTCTGGATCTACTGTTCCTAGCCTAAACCACGGCCTTGCAGGGGATGTAGCACCTGCCATCATGCCAGCACCTAGTGTTCTTAACGCTCTAGTACCAGTATTGTCGTATATCGAGTTATGTCTTCTATGTCCTTTGTTTCTATCTTGTACAAAATAACGTCCGTTTCTCGGTAATAAGTATGTTGTCACTTCTTGCCAATGTGACCACCAAGTAGCCCTTTCTGATCTAAGGTGACCCCACCTTGTCAGTAGTTTTTCTCTCTTGGTTTTCATTAATTAACCGCCTAATAATGTGTTTTGGCCAAGGTTTAATTCATTAGGATCTACTCCCATGTTGCCAGTTAACAATGTTCCAGATGCTCCCTGTTGTGCTGACAATTCAGCAGCGTCTAATGAACTTTCAACATCTACATTTTGCCTATTGGCTCTGTTGTATTCTTGTTCTGATCTTTGTTTCTCTGCCATTGCACGAGATTCTGCACGTTCATTGGCTTTACGTTGGTCTTCTAATGCCTGTCTTTGTACTTTACGTTGGTCATTTGCGCTTTTAACAGCTACAAATGTAGATCCAACTGCGGCAATTGCTGCTACAACTCCCATGTCATAACTCCTTGGAATAAATAATGTCTTGTACACCGTAGTTGATTCTTGGTAACAAAGCTGACAAAGTGGTGTTTTCTTTGCAATGCCATAGCATTAGTTTGCATCCAAGTGATGTTGCATGGTTTTCTGTTTCCCTAATCAATTTTAAACCGATTCTGCCACCCCTATGTTCTTTGCCGATAAACAACAAATCGTTTTGGGCTATGCGTAGATCAGCATAATGTAAATGATTAGTGACAAAGTTAACAGAATAACCTATCAATACATCATTTTGCCTTGCTGAGAGAATGAAGATTTGCCGTGCCGACTCCATTTTGCGGTACGTTTCTTCATCTGGCTTTAGCTTCATAACTTGTTTGTTACGAGCAATCTCTTCGTAATGCTCCTCAAACAAGACATTTGCTTCTGCCAACATTTCGTCAACTGTAGCAAGTTTGATTTCCGTTTTGGATACCCTACTTTTGTTAACAGTAGCTGTACTATCTGGAGTTACGGTCACACTTGTTCTCGTAAATGGCATAAAGGATATTTAGTTACACAATCAAATATTATATGCACTCTGTCTGTCATGCCAACATTGTCCGCTGTGTGTATTTTTTTGTGGTTAAACCACCAGACTTCGCCTACCTCAAACTTTTGTTTTTGATCACCACAAGTTTGGCTACACCACTGGTTAGATTTAAGTACAATATGAAACCGGGAATAGTGATCTGCATACAATCCTTGGTCGTTATGTTTAGTTACATGGCCACTAGGTTTAAGATTAACAATAAGTACCCTACCCATTTCCTTAACTTCTAACTTTTCCAACACTGGTCGCATTAATGGTACAAGTGCTGTCTGTAAATACTCCATACATGGGTAGTCATATGATCCTAAATCGTGCATGACGTAGTACAAACTCATTTTTAATGGCCCTCTGACGTATATGCACTTGGTATCTTTGTGTGGTGAGTTAGTTACTTTTTGGCGTGCTGTTATTTCTGTCCATAATTCTGGTTTATCGTCTAATAATTTAAGCAATGGCTCTACATCTAAACCATGTGCTACACGAATAAAATTAGAGTCTGCTGTATGGGTCATATTCCGTCTTACTTGTAGACTCTTTACGTCTTTTGATGTATATGTCCTCTGGCACTTTTTTGGCTACCGGGAGGGCAAAGGTTAGTGCTAATGCATCAGCTAAATCTGGTGACCCTGCTCCCTGTAATCTCTTCTTGATCTGATCCTTACTTTCCAATACACGCCTACCTACATTGTCGTACCAATAAATTGGTGTAGCTAACTCTTGTTTTAATGCTATGTCGTTAGGTATTGCACCACCTTCTTCTATCCATTCTTTCATTAGCCACCACATCTCACTTCTACGGTTGATGTATTGCTGTTGTTTGATTGCTTTGCCACCAAAAGGTACTTCGATTACGTCATATGACAATTGCCTTAATCTGTCGATTACACCACTACCTGCACCTGCGTCACAGAACACAGCATCCGGGTCATGTTCCTCTATCAGATTGGCTACTCGTGACGCTAACTCCATGTTGTCTATACCACGATATACAACTGGCTTAAATGCTTGCTTACCTTGTCTTCTGAATACCACAGATCTGTCATCCCCAAACCTTGCTGGGTCAATGCCAAGAATTATTGGGAACAATTTGACATGGTCACTCTGATATACACGTTTTGCTGCGTCTTCGGTATCTGCTAATGCAATTAACTGGTCATCACCTTGGGCTGAGAAATCACATAAATATTCCCTAGCAAATGATGTTTCACTCATATCACGTTGCAACCTTTTCACCTCGTTTGGGTGTAGCGAATCAGTATCGAATACTGTGTATCTTGCTGCTGCCCAGTCTTCTTCCTCTATGGCCTTGTAGTACAACTCAGAGAATAGATTAATTCCTGATGGAGTACCAATAAATATCGACCAACCTAATCTGTCTGAGAGGGCAGGTTGAACTATGTCTGTCCATAGCTCGTTCTTTAACTGAGCCACCTCATCTAAAACGCAACCATCGAGTCTTAATCCTCGCATGGCGTCCGGGTTATCACCTCCAAACAATCTAATGATCGCTCCATTATGTTTAAAACGTATTGACAATTCACCCTCGTTTATGTCAATCACAGAGGTTCTACGCAATGGTTCTATCTTCTGCTTTAGTCTTGCCCATGCAATTGCTTTAGCCTGTCTCAGAAACGGTGCAACATAGACAAACATGGCTAGTTCTTTGTCTGTCTTCATGGCCTTATCAATTAGCTCCATTATTGCAAGCTCAGTCTTCCCGGAACGTCTATGCAAAGCAAAACAACTAAACCTTTGTTTCTTTAAATGGCATTCCCTCTGCCACGCTCTTGGCGTGTATTCAAGCTTAACTAAAGGAGTGTTCATCTACTGTGGAACGCCTGTTGAGATAGTTAAATTAATATTCCCGGCATCAATACCAACTTTGTCTCCATATTCTTGTGGATACCATTTAGCCAACAACCTAAGACGTAAATCTGCCCTTGATCTCATCCAGTTAACGTGAGCGTTGTCAAGCCTTGCGTTCTCTCCTTCACCAATTACAGGAGGAGGAGTATCAACAAGTGCTAAAGCTTCTTCTGCTATTGCTCTTGCTCCAAGAAATCTAGACACATACACGAAGCGTGACATAAACTGTTCATCTTTATCCAACCACCGATACAAAGTTCTGTAAGAGGGCATACCTTTTTGCCTACAGAAAGCACGAACAGTACCACCAAGAGCAACGTGTTCTAAAACCTTTTCGCAGATCTCAGGATCTGGTTGAGATATAGGCCGTCCTAGTTTTGTAGATTGTTTTCCAACGGTCTGGAGTTTGCCCCCGGATTTGGTATTTACAGATTTTTGCAATTGTCCCCCTTGGTAAAGAAAAAATAGTACTAAGAGTGCCGTAGCCAAGATCAAAGTCTTCCCTTAATTCTCTGATTGCATCAACTATCGTCTGATCTATGCGACAGTTGTGATGACTGGAATTGATTCGATAGCCTTGATCATTAACAGCAATGTATTCTCTAGTAACTTGAGTAATTGCTGTCATTAATTAATTATAAATTATTCAAAGAATATATCAGTATTGACAAATGAGCAATAGATAGTTAGTCAAAAGGATCTCTTTTTTTTAAAATGTAGTATTGAGATTTGCAATTTGTACATTCTAGTAAAGTTCTAACAGAATAAGGTTCTGTGTTTTCTATGTCATTTTCAAAAATCAAAACAACTTTTTTATTACACCAATAACAATTCATTCTCTACCAAAGATAAGTTCATGGGCTGATAGTTCTATACCTCTATCCCATGCAATTGTTAATAGCTTACGTTGAATAGATGAAGGTATGTTACCGTGAGTGCTTTTCCAACGAGATACTGCGGCCGGGTCTCTATTAATACTTCTAGCTAACTCTCGGAGTCCACCAAATTCATTGATTGCTAGTTCAACCGGGGTGACTTGTGTATGTTCCATGTTTCTATATTGACATATAATCAACAAAAAGTATATAGCATTTAAAATTAATTATTTGACAACTGTTGACTAATCATCTACACTATATATCAGGTGGGCAATCCACTTTTACACATTTGTCTTAACTGCTATGCAACTAACACAAACACAAAAGCAAACTATCAACAACGATCTTGATCAGTTGCTTAACCTTATTGATGATCTAGGTACTCACTTCGATGACTTTCCTAGTGAAGCACAAGACCAATACGAAAAGCTTGCTAAATTAGTAGGCACAAAACAGTACAGATACTACAGCGATCAATTCGCAGATGTAGACCCACACATAGTTGCTGTTGAGGTACACGAGTCAACTTTAATTAAATAGTTGTAACCGTAAGGGGGCTTATAGCCCTCTTTCTTTTTGATCACTAACAAATTTATTTACTAAATCAATGAAGAAGAAATTCACCCTTAAAAAACTTGCCATCATACTTGGTGAGAAGATTGGTCAGGATGTATATCCAAGACAAATCAAGGTTTCCGGGAACTGGTTGTTTTACAAATCAGATGAATACGAAAAGACAGTTGATTGTCATTGGGCCAAGAATTGCCATAAACATGGCATAGTCAGTTCTGAGCCTTGGGATGTTGTGAAGATTGAAGATTCACCTTTTGTTTATCACAACCAAGACAAAGTTTTTGCAGCCACACAAGTATTAGATAAAGAATACTTGGCATACATAAACGAAAATAACACAAAAACAGTTTATGAATACTGGGAGGGTCATCGATGAATGACCAACAGAAATTGGAGAGGTTGGCATATTTGTCCAACCTTCCTTATTTACAACACACATCAGAAGATTGGGACGAAGAGCTCAGACTTGAATGTGAGTTACAAGACCACCCTCAGTACATTTCTTTTTTAAACCAATGAGAAAACACACAATCACCGTCTATACAAATGACGAATATGGCCTTTACGAAATACTCAAAGAGGTCAGATCTGAAATTGATCGCAAGGTCTTTGACAGAGAAAATAAAAAACAACGCAAATTTAGTGGCACATGGGAGGTAGAAAAGACAATTGATTCACCTACATGGCGGTTCATGGGACATTATGAAACAGTTGCTATGTGGAAATCTAATGTCGTATCTGATGATGAATTTATTAAATTCCAACATGATCCATTTAGAAACCGGGGTAACTAAAACCAATGTCTACTACAACATCACAATGTGCCAAGATCCTTTGGCACTTACAAAACATAGGGCCACTTACACATAAACAAGCAGAGCCTTTATTTAATTGTTCACGACTAGCGGCCAGAGTTAATGATCTCCGGGAAGCAGGTCACAACATAGAAACAAAAATGATCAGACTCAGAAGTGGTAAAAAAGTTGCTGAGTATTCTATTCCAAAAATTGAAAAACAAGGAGAACTAAAATTATGAACGCAGTTTCATACCCAATCACAGACAAGCAATCATGGTTAGAAAATCGTTTGCTTGATGTTACATCAACAGAAGTATCATCACTATTTGACTTGTCACCATACAAATCAGAATACGAGCTTTATCACGAGAAGAAGGATAAAGTCGTTATTAATATTCCAGACAACGAAAGGATGATGTGGGGCCGCCAACTTGAGGATTCTATAGCACATGGCTGTGCTGAGAAAATGGGATGGAAAGTTGAGCAGTTTGACGAGTATATGCGAATCCCGGAACTACGCATAGGCAGTAGTTTTGATTACAAGATCACAAGCGAAAGTGAACCGGGCATACTTGAGGTAAAGAATGTCGATTGGCTTGCATTTAAAAATTCGTGGATTGAACATGACGATGGAACTATTGAAGCTCCAGAGCATATAGAACTACAATTGCACCACCAGTTATTAGTCAGCGGTTATTCTTGGGGTTGCATATGTGCCTTGGTTGGTGGCAACGAATTAAAAACTGTCATCATAAAAAAAGATCCACTTATTGAAACCAGAATAAAAAATATGGTGAAGATATTTTGGGACAGAATAAAAACAGGTAGATCCCCGGAAATTAATTTCGAGCGTGACACAAGCTACGTTATTAAAAACAGTAGGGCTCAAGAAGATCTAGGTATGGTTGCAGATGAAAACGTAGAAACTTTAATTGATCAATACGTTACTTTAAACAAATCAATTAAAGATGATAAAAAAGAACTAGATAAATTAAAAGCTCAAATTTTTGAGCAAAGCCAAGGTGCATCCAAGATTGTTTCTAAATATGGAAATGTAAATTGCGGAATGACCAAGGGTAGTAAAGGAACATTAATTACAGAAGATATGGTTGGCACATACATAAATGCCAAAAACCCATATCGTCAACTAAGAATCACACAACCAAAACCACAAGGAGCTAACAAATGACTTCATCAATCACACCACTTGCAGCCATGAATTCAACAATTGATCAAATGGCAGACAGATTTAATAAAGTTTTACCCAAAGAAATGCAAGGTAAATTCAGTAGTGTTTTAAAACTTACAGTAAGTAAGAACTCAAAATTGCTACAAGCAGACAGAATGAGTTTAATACAAACATTTATGGATGCCGCAACAGATGGTTTGTACTTGGATGGTAGAGAAGCGGCCGCAGTTCAATATGGACAAACAATTAATTACCTGCCAATGGTTGAAGGTATTATTAAATTAATGCACAACAGCGGATTAATTAAAACTATTTGTGCAGAAGTTGTGTATGAAAATGATTGTTTTGAGTATGAGCTTGGAAGTAATCCACATATCAAACACATTCCATTAATAGTTGGTGACCGGGGCAAACGTATTTGTGTTTACTGCATAGTTACAACTACTAACGAAGGTGAGTATATGGAAATAATGAATATGGACGAGGTAAACCAATGCAAAAAAGCTGCAAGGGGTAGCGAGTCCCCACATTCACCTTGGCAAAAATGGTTTGACCAAATGGCTAAGAAAACAGTTATTCATCGCATTGCAAAACGATTACCCAAAAATGATGCAATCAATTCTGTTGTAAGAATAGAGGATGAATTAGTTAAAGAACCTGTAGACGTTACACCAAAGAGCTCACTATCAAGATTACAAGAATCAATTGGAATGAAGGGTGCTGATGTAGAGCAAGCGGCTAATGATTTATTAGAAAAATATAGTAAGGAAGAAAAATGACACTTAGATTATTAGATACTTTTGCAGGTATAGGTGGCTTTAGCTATGCTGCAGAACAATTACTAGGAGGTTTTAAAACTACACAATTTGTAGAAATTGAACCATACTGTCAAAAAGTCTTAAAAAAACATTGGCCTAACGTACCTATTCACGATGACATCAAAACATTTACAGCAAGTCCTTTTCAATTTGATTGCATCACCGGGGGGTTTCCCTGTCAGGACGTCAGCTTGGCCGGGCAACAACGTGGAATTACACGAGAGACACGTTCTGGATTGTTCTACGAACTCATCAGAATCATACGCATGGTACGACCCAAGTACGTCCTCTTGGAAAACGTGGCAGCGTTGCTTAATAACGGAATGGGAATCGTTCTTGGGGAGCTTTCCGAAATTGGGTACGATGCAGAATGGAAAGTTATTAGTGCTAGGGAAAGAGGTGCTTGTCACCTCCGTTCTAGGGTCTGGATCATTGCCTACCCCCACAACAATGGACAGCAAGGAGGAGAGTTTGAAACACGCAACAAAAATGTTGCAGGGCAAAACTCACAGGTCAAGTGGTCAGCCAATACAGAAAACATTGAGCGACACAATAATGATGGATCAGATAAAGCAGAACCCAGAATTGATGGAGATTTACAAGGATCATCAGATGGAGGAACGTCCATATCTGCCAACACAGGAGGAGTTTGTAAGTTATCTAAGGACACAAACGACAATAAAGAAATTAGCAGAGAAAACAAATATCAAAAAGACAACGATAGAACATTGGTTTCGCAGGGACAAGAAGGGATTCAGTTATCCCTCGATAGAACATTGGCAAGTAATCAAACCACACTTGAAAACAATACAGTTCGACATGGAGATGACAACAACACAAACAAAGGAATGGACAAACAAGGAGAAGATGTTACCAACACCAAGACAAAGGGATTGGAAAGGCAAGACAGGGGATTACAAGACAAGGGGTTACGGACCAACATTGCCAGACATAGCGGATCAGTTGCCAACTCCCAACACAATGGATCATTTACCGCAAAGAAGTCCAGAAGCATTAAAGAATCAGATGGAAGGGCCACGCAAGGGAAGAACAAAGCTTGCGAATTTAAGGGAAGCAGTAAACCCGGAGACAGTAAAGCTTTTCAACACGATGAAAAATTTGCCAACACCAAGAGCGTCAGGGGCAATGGGAGACAATTTAATAACAACACAGAACAGGGAGAAGAAAAGGGGAATGTTGGAGGATGTGATAGCACAGACCTTACCAACTCCCTGCACGAGGGATCACAAGGATTCCGGGGAGAACGTGAACTACCAGAAGGGGGCAGAAAAAGGCAAATTATCTGGCGTTCTCAACCACACTTACTCAACCCAAACTGGAGAGGGTACATATCTCAGCCAACGATTTGTAGAGGAGATGATGGGCTATCCTCTAAATTGGACGCGGCTGAACGAATAAGTGCATTAAAAGCTTTAGGCAACAGCATTGTGCCACAGGTTGCAACAATTCCTCTTGGTAGAATTTTAGATTTAGAAAAGGAGAATCAATAATGCATTTTTATTCTTTCAACATTGGCGATTACATGAGCCATACAATGCATCTGACCTTAATGGAAGACCTTGCATTTCGTAGATGTTTAGATATTTATTATCTGCACGAGAAACCATTGCCAGAAGATATAGGAGAAGTTGCCCGGTTAATAAGAATGCCAGAACAAAAACCAGAAGTAGCACAAGTGTTAAAAGAATTTTTTACACATAAAGTTGGTAAAGGGTTTGTACATAAAAGAACTGACCAAGAAATTACAAAGTATCAAGCCAAAATACAATCAGCCATAAGGGCAGGTAAAGCATCTGCTTTAGCAAGGTTCAACGCTAGTTCAACAGACGTTCAACCAAACAAGAAACAAGAAACAATAACCAAGAAACAAGAAACAAATATAAAGCGACCTAATAATGTAACTAAAAAAACATGGGAGGATTTTCTTATTCACAGAAAAAATTTAAAAAAACCTTTGACGGAAACTGCGTTGGAAGGTATTAAAAGAGAAGTAAATAAAACTTCTATTAGCTTGGAGGATGCATTAGTTATGGTGCAAGCAAGAGGATGGCAAAGTTTTAATTCAAAGTGGGTAGCTAAAGAAGAAAAATCATTTGCTAAAACAAATTACAGCGAGGGGGTACAAAAGATATGAGTTTAGAAAATTTAATTAACAAAGACAGGCCAACAAAAGAAGTATTATGTATTAAACATAATGTTGCGTATACTTCAACAAACTATATTGGTGAGCATTGGACAGAGTGTCCTAAATGCATGATAGAAATTAGGGACGCAGAAGCAAAGAAACAAATAGAACGTGACAAGCAAGCTGCATTAGAACGTGAGCAGCGTAGATGGATGTCAAAGATAAAAGGTGCAGCTATACCAGAACGATTTAAAGATCGGACATTGGATAGCTATGTAGCACAGACAAGTGGTCAACAGAAGGCATTAGCTTTTGCAAAAGAGTATGCAGAAAACTTTGACGAAGTAATTACAACAGGGCGTTCAGCTATCTTTATTGGCAAACCGGGTACAGGAAAAACTCATTTGGCAATAGGCATAGCGTTGAGCATTATGCAACAACAACGATCAGCTTTATTCGTGACCGTCCAAAGATTAATTAGAAGAGTCAAAGATAGTTGGCAGACAAAAACAGAAACAGAAAGCGAAATAATAGATGCGTTTGCGTCCCCGGATTTACTTATACTAGATGAGGTTGGTGTACAGTTTGGGTCAGAGTTTGAAAAACAAGTATTGTTTGATGTCCTAAATGAACGCTATGAAAAACTTAAACCATCTATTTTATTATCAAACATACCTAGTGAACAGTTGGCAGACTACCTTGGTGAACGTGTAACTGATAGGTTGCGTGAGAACGGAGGTGCTTTAATAGGTTTTAACTGGGAATCTTATAGGAAAAATTAATGGACAAATCAACTATTCTAAAAATTGCTAAATACAAATGCCAATTGGCAGAACTAGAAAGACATTATTGGTTTGAAGATTTAGATGCAAGGTTTTATAGGGTAAATCATGACCGTATAAAAGAGGAGATAAGGAGGTTAGAAAATGAATAAGAAATGGCGAATAACATTTAAGGAAATTATTAAAGATAGTTTTCCAACAAGAACAAGTGGGAAGCTTGATTCATTGATTGTTGAAGGTAGCACTATAAAAGCTGCTATAAGAAATTACTATGAAGGTAAATTATATTGGGATACTTTAATTAGAAACATAGTTAAAGTGGAGTTATTAGAAAATGATTGAAATAGTTTTAGGTTGGCCGCCATCTGAATTATCACCAAACAGAAGATTACATTGGGCGAAACTAGCTAACGCAAAAAAACAATATAGGAAAGATTGCTTAAGTGTATCGAGGGAACAATTAAAAAAATATTCTAAATTAAATAATTTACCAGAAAGATTAGTTTTAGAAATGACATTTATACCACCAGACAAACGTAGTTATGACCGGGATAATTTAGTTGCTAGAATGAAAGCAGGTATTGATGGTTTGGCTGATGCTTTGCGTATTAATGACAAACGATTTAATACTGTTATATCAACTATGGACTTAGACCGTTACGGTGGCTTTGTTCAAATACGCATACTAAAGGAAACACCTTATGGCACGAAAGATTAAAAACCTCTCAGTAAAGACACGAGAATACAAAGATAGAGATGGCAATGCCAAAGCAAATTGGCAAAACATTGGAGTCATCATGGAAAATGACCAAGGCAAACAGTTTATGCTTATTGATAGATGGGTAAACTTAGCAGGGTTGCCTGACTTTAGTGACAAACCAAATCCATCAGCAGTAATGGTATCTATTTTTGATGCAGATAATAATTACCAACCCGGAAAACCATCACCAAGTACACCAACGTATAAAGGTAATGATAATTCAGATGATTGGAATAGTTCACCTAAAGTACCAGAAGTAGACGAAATACCTTTTTAAAATAAAATACCCCAGAGTGAGCAGACCAGAAGAACACTCTGAGGTATCGACTCTAGATTGTGGGGAAGAGACTAGAGCCTAGTAGACCACCCTTTATTTCTTCGGTGGTCTACCTTTTTTTGTGCCGTATGTTCCTTTACCTTTTGGCATAATAAACTCCTTTTATTTTTAATTATGAAAGAATTTTTTTATTTTGTCCATAGTATTTAATTCATCTGCTCTATATTTTTTATCTAATGCAACTTCTAATTCTATAATTCTTCCTAACAAACTTGCTAAAAATACATCTTGTCTCATCTGATGTCTTATTAAATGCGTGCAATATCTTTTTACACCAACGTAATCATCGCTTTTTAAAACTTCTCTTACTCTCATCTCTACAGATAACTGCAACTCTATAGGTGGTTCTTCTATTTCAATGTTGAGAAATTTTTCTTTGTTCATTAATTTAATTTAGGAAACAAATTTTGTTCAAGCAAATCGACTAACTTATCGTCCACGGTATTCGAGGTCTGCTTTACAAAGGCACGACATAAATCAACCACTAATCTCTTACATCCTGTCGTTGTAAGGAAGCGTAATAATATTGGTTTTAGTATTTTGTACATAGTTTGTTTGTTTTTCCAAACATAGCACACGTTATTGAATCTTGCCTTCTATTCTGCTAACCGCTTCTGACAACTTGTTTAACCTAAAGTATATGTCTCG